AACTGGCCGTGGAGATGATCCACGCTTCATCAAGGTGACGAGTGGCGCGGCTGCTGATAAGGACCTCCCCATACCGGAAGCGGACAAGAGCTGGATGCCGAAAGCCAGGAGCTGGTACAACTCGCTTCGGCTTTCCGGACATTCTGATTTCTTTGAGCCGTCTGACTGGGCAACGGCCGTCGCTGCGGCTGACGCCTATAATGTGTTCCTGAGAACGCATAACGCCAGTATCCTGGCGCAGTTTGTGCGTCTGAGCGAGCGGCTTGGAGCTACCCTCTCCGACCGTAAGCGAAGCCGCATAGAGTTGGCAGAGCCCGTACAAGAAGATGAGGATGAAGAAGCAGCTGACGCGGCGGTCCAAGGATGGCAAGGCCGTCTGCATTCCGTCCCGTCAGCCTAGGGCACATGGAGGAACCATGACCAACTACGCGCAGAATGTACATGCTGCGACAGGACCAGGCGCAGTCAAGCACGACGCAGGGGCAGGCAATCTATTCCGGGCATTCTCGCTACGGGTCTGCAGTCCGGTCGCGGACAGCGTCGTAGCCCTGGAGACGAGTCCAGACAACAGCACATGGACGGCTCGCGGAAGTGTCACCGGCGATGGCTGGGTTACCGCCGCGACAGACGCCAGATTCCGTTACGCCCGTGCGAATGTCACTGCTCTTGGAGCAGGCGGCGCAGGCGCACTCGGCAACGGCCTCTCTTCCAACGTTCTCTGCTTTCCGTAACCTCAACCGTTCGCCGGGAAGGTTGAGGTATGCACTGGCATCACATGTACTACGTGGCATGCACTATTGTGCTGGCAACATACTTGTCGTTCTCGCTGATCGCATGCCTGTGGATCATCTTTTCTGAACTGTTCGCCCGCGATAGTAGGCGAGAGCGGGACCGGGAGCGCGGATGATAGCTCCACGCGATCGTACGGTGACAATACCTGACGGTATTCCTGAGCTGACACTCGGCTGGGAGGCCATTCACTGGGCGTCCAAGTACCTGCGACAGCCCGATGGCCCGAATACAGGCGAGCGGTGGGAGTTCATCGAGAGCCAGGTCAGGTTCATTCTATGGTGGTATGCCCTTGATGAGAAGGGTCGCTGGCTGTTTTATCACGGTGTGCGACGATACCCAAAAGGCGCTGGCAAGTCTCCATTTGCAGCGGTTATGAGTCTTATCGAGCTACTAGCGCCAGTCAGGCTCAAGGACTTTGACAAGCGGGTGCTCGGAGGCTGCGTTGGACGACCTGTTGGCATGCCCCTCGTGCAAATTGCCGCTACCAGTCATGACCAGGCAAATGTCAATACAATGCGTATGGTACGCGCACTTCTGCCTCCCAAATCCCGCATACGTGGAGATTATGATGTCGAGACAGGTAAGACTGTGTTCCACATACCGGGTGGTGGACAGCTCATGGTCATCACGTCGAGCCCGGTCACTGAGGAAGGCGCCCTGGTCACTTTTGCTATCCTAGACCAGACAGAGAGTTTCTTGCCTGTCAACGGTGGCAAGGCGCTATCAGAGGTCCTCGACCGTAACGTTGGCAAGTCCGGCAGTCGACTACTGGAGACGAGCAATGCATGGGAGCCTGGAAAAGAGTCAGTGGCTGAGTCTACCTTTGATGCTTGGGTTGCTCAGGAAGAGGGACGCTTGCGTGGACGAGGTAGAATTCTGTATGACTCTCGAATGGCTCCACCAGACACTGACTTTGAAGATGACAAGTCCATCGAGCGCGGAGTCCAGCACGCTTACGGTGACGCTTACTGGGTCGATGTCGACGACATTGTACAGAACCGTATCCTGTCCCCTAAGAATCCTCTCGATGTATCGAAGCGGTATTACCTGAACTGGCCAGAGGCGGCTGAGGATGCATGGACGACGCAGCAGCTTTGGTCTAAGCTCGCTGATCCAGCTTTTTACATTGCTGACGGTGATGATATCACCATTGGCTTTGACGGTAGCCGTATCAATGATGCCACCGCTCTGATCGGCTGTCATGTTGAGACAGGCTTTACATTCAGCCTAGGCATCTGGGAGACGGATGACGGCCGTGTTCCAATTCCTGTGCATGAAGTCAGCGCCGCTGTCGAGGCCGCAGCCAAGCGCTGGCACGTGTGTGCATTCTTTGCGGATGTAAACGAGTGGGAAGAGCACACCAAGATTACCTGGCGTGATATGTTTGAGGATGAGTTGCCAGTCTGGGCGGTACCAGCCGGGCGCGACCCTCAGCCCGTAGCATGGGATATGCGTTCTCATATTGCTGAGTTCACCATGGCCTGTGAAATGGTGCTGGGCGAGATTGAGAGCGGGACGTTCGTACACGACGGCGACAGCTTTCTCGGCCGCCATGTCGTAAACGCCCGGCGTCGGCCGAACCGCTGGGGCATCAGCATCGCCAAGGAGAGCCCAAAGTCATCGCGTAAGATTGACGCGTGTGTAGCGATGATCATAGCTCGCCACGCGCGGAGGCTGGTCTTGTCAAGCAAGAACTTCAAGGAGCAGAAGCGCGAGGCTGAGCGCGCGCAAAAGAGGACAGTCTGGAGTTTCAGCTAATGATGAGAAGATTTGAATGTTATCGTCCAAATCCGCCTGAGGGGTATCTAGAGCAGGGTGCTGCCAATGCGCCTGAAGAGGTTCAGTTTGAGGGCGTTGTATTCAGCGACGGCACTGTGTGTCTTCGATGGATGACACAATTCAGGTCTCACTCTGTATGGCAAAGCTGGGATGATGTCGAGAAGATACACGGTCATCCTGAATACGGGACAGAGATTAGGTGGCTGGACTTATGATAGTCGACATCCAAGATGTTAACGTTCTAGCCGAGCAGATGATGCAGCTCCGCGCGTCGGATCAGGTTCGACTTGACAAGATATCCAGGTACATGCGAGGCCGGCATGATAAGCCGTATGCTCCCAAGGGAGTCAATGCTGAGTACCGCTGGATCATGTCGAAGGCTAAGCGCAACTTTCTGCCGCTTGTCGTTTCAGTCATCTCGGAGAATCTACATGTAGACGGTTACAAGCCGTCTGGCGAGACGACCATTGAGACGGCATCGAGCATAGACACTGACCCAATGTGGAATACGTTCAGGGCTAACCGTATGATCTCACGTCAGCACGGTATTCACCGTTCTGTTAGCAAGTATGGGTCTGCGTATATAGTTGTCCTTCCCGGCCAGATGGCGCGGGATGAAGAGCTTGAGGCTGATGATGTGCCGGTTATGCGCCCAGTTAGCCCGCGCCGGATGACAGCCTTCTACGCTGATGATATAGACGATGAGTGGCCGCAGGTCGCAATTGAGGTACGTGTCACTGGTAACCCAATGCGTGTACAGGACCAGCGCGTGATCGTAACGCTGTATGATGACCAGACACGATATATCTTGGTCAGTAAGACTACTGGCATTGTGTCGAACGTCTCTCAGCTCAGTCTTCAGCTAGCCGCGCCGGATGATCCATACATCAATGGCATGTCCCCAATCATGACGCACGGGCTCGGGATTTGCCCTGTTGTCAGGTTCCTGTACGAAGCTGACCTAGACGGCGAGACTGACTGCTCAGGCGAGGTAGAGCCGCTCATCCCTGTCCAGGACCAGATTAACGCGACGACGTTCAACTTGATGATGGCCGAGCAGTACCAGGCATTCAAGCAGCGCTGGGTTACTGGTATGGCACCGTCCGACGAGGCAGGACGCCCCAAGCCTCCATTCCAGCCAGGCGTCGATCGCGTGTGGGCTGCCGAGGACCCGACCAGCAGGTTTGGCGAATTCAACGAGACGCACCTGGAGCCGTACATCAATAGCCGCGAGGCTGGCATCAGGCACATGTCGACAATCTCGCAAGTACCGCCGTATCATCTCCTTGGCCAGATCGCTAACCTGTCAGCAGAAGCCCTAGCCGCCGCGCGGGATGGACTCGATCGCAAGGTCGAGGAGCTACAGTCTATCCTCACTGACCCGTGGCGCAATAGCTTCCGGCTCAATGCCCTGGCCGCAGGCGACAAGAAGGGATGGAATGACCTAAACGGCGAGGTAGTCTGGCGTAATACGAGCGCCCGGGCATTCGCTGCAACTATCGACGGGCTAGGCAAGGCTGCTCAGATGCTCGGCATCCCAGTTGAAGAGCTATGGCGTCTCATACCAGGCGCGACCGCCGACGATGTCAATTCCTGGGTACGCGCGAAGCAGGAATACAACGCGAAGGATGTCGTCAAGGACGCCGTGGCCGCAGCTCTACAGAGCCAGCCTCAGTACTCCAGTATCACGTCTAGCGTTGGTGGCGGTCCTGGAGGCGGTGGCGTTGAGGCTACCGTCCCGGTTCAGATACCAGCCGGTACTCAGGGCCGGATAACCAAGACGACGGGCTCGCGGTCGGCCCGGCCAGCTACTGGTGGCGGTGGTGTGAATGTCCATTAGCCAGGATACGACCTTCGACCGGACTCCGCAAACCGACCGGGACGCGATTAAGGGGCGCGAACGGCCTAGGGGTATACCGGAGGCCCGGAGCCCTGGTTCAAGAGGCCCTCGTGCCTACCGGTTCCTTGGCACGGGCACGTCCGGTCCTCTCGCGGCTATCGCCCCGAGTCCGCCACGGGCTCTGGATGCACATTACGAGTCCGACCAGGGTGCTGTCAGCGAGTACGTCAAGAACGCCATCCGGGCGATGTGGGATTCGCATATCGACCCTGACCGGTTCTCGGCCAGCTGGAAGGACATGGGTCCGATACTCAAGATACTCATTGCCCAGGCTTATGCGGGATCGGCCGGGAACGCTGCTGAGTATTATCGCAACCTACATGTCGTTCATGGACTCGACTACCCAGTTGTAAGACCAGCATCATTCAACGCCCAGCACCTCAACAGGATGACTGGTTCCGTTGCGAACGGGACATTCTACCATCACCTCAACACGAAGGGAGAGGAACCGGGCAAGGCGTCAGGGTTCGCGCGCAATACACTCTCTGGCGCCGGTGCCCGGTTTGCTCTGAACGGCGCACGGAATACGGTTACTGCGGCCGTAGCTCGCGACCCAGAAGCGACAGGCTGGGAAAGGCTGCTCAGCCCTGGCTCGTGTTCGTATTGTGCCGCTCAGGCCGCGAAGGGGCCATTTAAGCCTGGCAATACCAGCTTCCGCGCTCACGACTACTGTAGCTGTCTGGCTAAGCCCGTGTTGCGCGGAGTGAACGATGACAGCCCTAATGCGGAGCTACATGACCAGTGGAACCGCATAACAGAGACATTCACCGGCAAGGAAGCGAGAGCTGCCTGGGATCAATACTGGAGAGAACATGGCGACGACACCCAAGCATGAGACGGCCGAGGGGCGAAAGGCTGCAGCCAAGAAGGGTGCAGCGCTACCGAGCAAGAGCGGTGGGGCTCCGCGCTACCCGACGCCTAATGTGGCCTACCTCAAGAAGGCAATCCGCGCGGTCGGACGTGGCAAGGGCGATCACTCTACGATCCGTCGCTACCTGATCCGGCGTGCTAATGCTCTTGGTGCGCGGAACCTCATCCCAGAAAACTGGAACTCAGACGGGAGTACAAGCTAATGGCGACAGCCAGTAAGAAGACCAAGACGAAGGCACAGCAAGCTCAGGACGATGAGGAAGACACCAAGGACAACGGCGACGACGAAGAGCAAGAGGACGACAACGGCAAGTCGGACGCGCAGAAGCGTGAAGACGCATTCCGCCAGATGGTAGCCAAGAAGCGAGGCAAGAAGTAATGCCAGCTACTACGGGTGATAAGTATCTGTACAATCCAGGTCATGGTAATGGCTACGGCCATAATGCTAAGGGCCAGGAGCTGACATCCGAGATGACCGAGCTTGACCTCAAGCCCAATACTGAGGTCACGTTCCTGGAATTCGACGCCGACTCTGATTGGCCGCTGGTCGAATGGGTCGATGGCCAAGGCATAGACCGCATCACGACGATCGAGCCGAGTTCATTCGCAGACGACTTCACTCCACTTTAGCAGGGAGGCATTATGACACTTCTATCAGCAGGCCAGCTATTCCAGTACGCCGAACAGCAGGCCCTCAACGCAGTATTCCTCAAGACGCAGAGCCCGGCGGTCGCAGCAACATACATGGCTATCAGCACGTCGGCCCAGTCCGGCGTACTCCAGTCGACGGCGACGACCATGGCTGATGCCACCATCAATGAGTACAACACTTCGACCGCCTACGCGCGGCAGAGCTATGGACCGGTCGCCGCTACCGCAGCGAGTCCATCGCTTATCTACAACACGTCTATCCTGACGTGGGGTCCGTTCACATCGGCTCCGGGTACGGCCAACTGGGGTATCGCTACGACTCTGGCTAGCGGCACGGGCGCGAATACCATTGCAGCGTTCTTGCTTGCCTCCCCGCGTACGCCGGCAATCGGTGACTCGCTCCAAGCCGCTGCTGGTACAGGCAGCGCGGGCGTGGGTTTCCTTTGCCAGGTGTAATATCAATAGGCCTGGCGACAGCAGACCTAGGGATTCCGCGAGTAGAGCCATGTAGCGCGCTAACAGGGCTCGCTACCATGTGTGGGGCTACACCCACATCTATGTATCACAGGACGTGCGGAGTAATCAGCCATGGCGCGGATATCTGGCTATGTCCAGTTCACGCTGCGCTTGTTGCGGCCGGAGCCGCTATGTGTCGCCAGTGCGCGGATCGAGGAGGCGTAGCTCAGGCATATGTTTACCGGATCAATATGATTCCGGTTAGGCTACCGAGGAGGTATCCTTGACTCTAGATGAGATTGCTGCACTTGAACAGGAGTGGATAGGCAAAGTACAGGTATCACAGTCAGAAACTTACTTCGACTGGCAGCCTTCTCCCGTTGGCCTATTTACGCAATTGCTGGAAGAGTGCTTGCCATACGTCCAGGCCGGAAATCAGACGTTTTTGGATGTGGGTTGTGGTATCGGGACCAAGTGCCTGATTGCTGCAAGTTACGGGCTGTCTGTTTCTGGCATTGATCGGGTGTCTGATTATATTGATGAATCGGCTCGACTTGGCATAGTTACGCAGCAAATGCTAATTGAGGATTTTGCTGATTATGCAGACTATGGTTTGGTCTATGTTAACCATCCGAGAAAGGATCAGGAGGGAGAAGCTGATTTGGAACGTCAGATTCAAGATCACATGTCTATGGGCTCAGTGTTGCTGGCTATTAATTATGGTGTATCCCCTAATGGCTGGACCGAGGTCGCCCGGCAGGGGGACTGGCACGCGGCCTGGGTGAAGTCATTATGGTCTATTCTCTTGTTCATGCGAATACGGTATTCGACGGCAGTGCGGCGTCTGCAAGTGGACCGCTTACCGTCAATTGTATTAGTACTGGGGCAGGCAATCTTCTGGTACTAGGGTACTATATAGCTGGCGTCAGTGGTTTCACTTCAATGACAGGCCCTAGTGGTTGGTCACAAGCTGCTCTTTCCAGCACTGCTTCTGCTATCTATTATCTTCCTAATTGTCCGGCAGGAATAACGTCTGTTAGTGTTTGGTGGGTTCCCAGTGGTAATGCTGCTTCCCTAGGCGCGTGGGCAGAGATTTTGGAATTTCATGATTCGGCCGGCAGTAACCTTACGCCACTAGACCAGACTGGAACTACAACCGGAAACTCTACACCTACTCCTGTCTCAACTAGTGGGCCAACTGTCGCTGCGAATGAACTAGCTGTTTCAATTTATACAGGTGGTTATGCTTCCGCGACAAAAGATACTATTACTCCAGGTTCTGGTTTTACTAATGCTGGGTCTGTAGGACAGGCTATTAAACAGACCAGGCATGGAATCATGGACTATAAGTTGGACACCGGAGCGGTAGGTGTACAGACTGACTCCGTGACTTATACAGGACCGTTCTCTGGCGGTGGCATGGGAGTAATTGCCACCTTTAAGGGTTATACACCATATAGTGCGGCCGGGACGCTAGCCTCCAATGCTGCTACGGCATTGGCATCCTTGGCCCATACAAACGTCGCAGTCGGTAATTGCCTAATACTTGGCACTAAGATTTCCAGCACTTCCATCACGGTTAGCGGAGTGACCGGTGGCGGAGCTACAGGATGGACCAGAGTTGCGGGACCGAACAATGATGGTTCCCGGTCTCAGGAATTCTGGATGGGGACGGTTAGTGCAACCGGAGCGCAGACGATCAGCCTTACTTATTCAGGATCGGTTGCCGCTATTGCCGTTGACCTTGACGTTCAGGAATTCTCCTCTGCCCTAGGAGCAGGGGCAGTCTGGACCAAGGATGTTAGCGGATGGCTGGTTGGCTCATCATCTACCACCATCACCTACCCGACGCTAGCCCCAGTAATGTCGAGCGCGGAGCTATATGTCGCCCAGGCCCGGATTCCTAGTGGTGGCACGTATAGCGGACTGACCGCCGGATTCACTAATCAGAATGATGTCAATGGCAACCCATATATTTACGGCCCGAACGTCACCGCGTCCGTGACGCCGACCCAGACTAATACAAATACGGCCATTGCTGGCGCCCTGGCAGTACTAATTACTGATACGCCACCATCAGTTGCTGGGCTTCTGCCGCAGCAGCTAGAACATCGCAGTTCATCACGCAATGTCATTAAACGTCATCGACATGCTATTTTCAGGAGTTGATAACTGATGGCTGAATTCCAGGCAATCTCTCGGTCCTCTGCGGCGAACTTTGAGCCAGTTCCTGTGGCGTTGGCCGCGGGTACTACGAAGACTGTTCTTCAGATCGCGATACCGTCTACTACTGATATCCGTGTTATTGGATGGGGTGTCAGTTTCGATGGAGTATCAGGAACGGGTATTCCAGTGATCTGCTCTCTATCGGACCTGGATACCGCTGCTACTACTGGTACCGCTCTGACCCCAGAATTGTGGGGCAACTCGCTTCAGCCAGCATCGCTGTGTATCGGCGGCGCGGCGCTGACAGCATACAACCTGACTGTTGAGACCGCGCCGACTACATGTCGCATGCTCGACGCGCAGCATGTACATCCGCAAGCCGGATACGGTATTATATGGCCGGATGCGCCCTGGCAGCCAAGGGTCGCACCGTCGAAGTTCGTCCGGCTGCGTTGCAAGGCTGCTGCTGTCGTCAATGTGCTTCCGTGGATACTATTTGCCGAGCCGGGAATCTAACAATCGGACGAACTGAGAGGCGATGCCAATGCCATTTCGCGGCGCGGGTACCCTCATTTATCGTTCGGCTCTAGTCCCGCAAACAGCAGCAGTTCCGGTCGTTTACGATGTTAATGGGCTTTCTACGGCTGTTTCTATATCTAGTGGTGCTATAGTCCAGACAAGTATTATATCTGGTTCTGCCACGGCCGTATCGAGTGCGGCTGGCGCTCTTGGCCTTAATGGAGTCATTACCGGCTCTGCGGCCTCTCAATCGTCGGCCAGCGGTTCTGCCTACTCTGTCCTAATTGCTGCGGGCTCTTCAGCCACTGGGTCTACCGGCAGTGGTTCTCTGGGCAGGGTTATGCCGCTGGCCGGCTCTGCTACTACGGCTAGCTCCGCGAGCGGGGCTATGTCAATGACCGGCGTGGTGGCGGGTCAGTCGACCGCTGTTAGCACGGCCACCGGAACAGTCGTGCTGACTCTCCTAGCGGCAGGACAATCCGCCACCACGTCTCTCGCTACTGGTTCACTAGGGCTAGTCGCGCCGATTGCAGGCTCCTCGGCCGCGTCTAGTTCCGCGACCGGCGCGGTAACTATCGTTGTTGGAGCTGTTACTTATACAGTAGCGGGTTCCTCCGCAATCTCGTCTGCTGCGTCTGGGACAATTGTTCAGATAATGGCTCTATCCGGTTCTGCTACTGCTGTGAGTAGCGCGGCCGGTGTCATGGGCTTGACCGGAGTGCTCGCTGGTTCTTCGACTACTGTTAGCGGCGCTACCGGTGTTGTTACGCTGAGCATGGCGGTGTCTGGGTCTTCTGCTACGGTTAGCAGTGCTTCCGGCGCGATTACCCAGACGACAATAATATCTGGTTCATCAGCGACGGTCAGCATTGCCACTGGGTCTGTTAGCCGCGCATACCCTGTGGCTGGTTCGTCTGCTACTATTAGCTCTGGTTCTGGCGCGGTAATTATAACAACTGGGCCACAGACCTACCCGGTAGCGGGGAGCGCTACCTCTCAAAGCGTCGCGAATGGAACCGTGTCCCTCTTCGCGGCTCTGGCTGGTACATCTTCTAGCGTGTCGGCAGCGACTGGCGCGCTAGTGTTGAAGGGTGTGCTAGCCGGCAGTGCGGTCTCGGTCAGCGGTGCGACGGGCTCCATCAGTCTGACCGGGGCTGTCACTGGTAGCGCCACCTCGGTCAGCGTTGCTGCGGGCTCCATTACGCTGACCGGGGTGGTCTCCGGTAGTTCAGCTACAGCTTCCCTGGCTACTGGAACACTAGGCAGGGTTTTCCCGGTAGCTGGCTCATCAACTTCGCTGTCCTCCTGTTCCGGTGCGGTAGTAATCCAGACTGGGCCTATCACATATCCGGTGGCCGGCTCGTCTTCTGCCGTTTCATCCGCGTCTGGTGCGGTTGCTCTTAAGGCTGCGATATCAGGGTCGAGCGCTACGACGAGTCAGGGTTCTGGCGATCTGACTATTGTTGGCCTGCCGCCGCTTGTTATTTCCGGCATCTCTGCGACCGTCTCTGCTGCCAATGGCAAGGCAGTGACGGTTCTGGTAATAACCGGTAGCTCTTCTACGGCCTCTCAGGCCATGGGTAGCCTATCGGCCCTAGGGGCGGTCGCGGGGCTTTCGAGCGCTACCTCGGTAGGCATGGGCGCTATACGTAGCATCCTCGTCATATCGGGCGGCGCGGTATCCGCTAGCCAGGCTTCAGGATGGTTGTCTGACATTGGCAGGATAGCCGGACTCTCAGCAACTGTTAGCCAGGCCGATGGCTGGATTATGCCTCCGCTTGTAGTCGGTGGGCTTCCGGCAGAGCTTACAGCCATTGTCTATGTTAGCAATGCCATCGGCGCGGATGTGGAAGTGAATGCCGTTGCTGTGGTAGTGACGGTTATTACCTCACAGGCTATAATCTCGGTAGACTCAAGCGAGGCTACCATAGAAACTAACGAAATCAATGCTGAGGTGACATAATGGATATGACTACCTTGTTCTTCCCGCAAAACAACGATATCGTAGTCACGGCTAAATTTCCTGACTTCACAACCGGTGCTGGTATTACTACCAAGTTCTGGTACAAGAATAACAAGTTCACGGCCGACAGCGATCCCACTAGCATTAGCTTTACGGGAACTACCCTAACCCAGGGCACTGATGGCCTGTGGTTTTCTACCTTCAGCATACCAGCAGCCAACAATGTAATGACAGGCGCATTCTGGTGGCGTGTCGACGCTACCGATTCCCTGAATAAACGCAGGACCGCACAATGCGGAACTCTGTTGGTAGAGGCGGTATAGTATCATGGTTGCTGGGCGTGAGGCATCGCCGCAGGACGTAGAGAGCACAGAGCGGCTTATGAAATACTGGGCCGAGGGAAAGGGCGCGGCTAGGCTCCATTGGGGCGTTCCCGGCGACTATGATCATTGTCTAGCCGAGCTAGGCAAATATGTACAGGACCCGCATATGTTGCATGGCCTATGCGCTAATCTACATCACCGGGCTACCGGTGGTTGGCCAGGCCATGCACCAGGGGTTGAGGAGTCTGAGGCTAAGGCCAAT